CTCCTCGATCTTGATAGGATTAAGTCAGCTGCCAAGGCAACACGTAAGACGAAAGTCAAACAGCCTAAGGCAGCTGACAAACAAGTTTCAAAGGTAAAATACAAATCCGAAGATGCTAACTTTAAATTGGTTTCAATTAGTCCAATTCAAATTATAGGTAAAATAAGATTGTATACCTTTAATACAAAGTCCCGGATGATTACAGAATACATTACACAAAGTGTTGGTGGATTTGAAATCTCTGGTACTACAATTAAGAATATCGATACTGTCAATAGTAGAACAGTCATACTTCGTAAGCCAGAGGAATTCCTACCAGGTGTACTTACTAAGACTGTTAAACAGATCGATACTGAATGGAAAAAGTTAACTACTAAGACAACTATTCCAAATGGTAGGATTAACTCAGATACAATATTATTGAGGGTATTAGATAAATGATTGAAGACCAATTTTTAACTAAAAGTAAATTTACTAAGCTTATCGAAGCAACAGTAATTGAAACGAAATTATCCTATATGGATACTATTTTACATCTCTGTGACAAGAATGAAATTGACCCAGAAGATGTAAAGAAATTTATATCGCCTATTATTAAAAGCAAGATTGAAGCCGAAGCAATGGCTTTAAATTTTCTTCCAAAAACTAATTCATTGGATTCTGCTTTTTTTGAATAGATCGATATATAATATGTTTACAAAACATGAAAAATACGATATAATAATTCAGTTTAATACTTCAGCAAATATAAGGAAATACAATGTCATTTGAAAATCTAAAACGTAATCGCGATCAAATCCAAAAACTCGTCCAAGCGGCAGAATCAACCGGTGGTGGTACTAGTGAAAAAAAGAACTACCAAGACGATCGTATTTGGAAACCAACAGTAGATAAGGCAGGTAATGGATATGCAGTACTCAGATTCTTACCCGCAGCAGAAGGCCAAGAGCTACCCTGGGTTAGATACTGGGACCACGGATTCAAAGGACCTACTGGTCTTTGGTATATCGAAAACAGCCTTACTTCTATTGGTCAAAATGATCCAGTCGGCGAACTCAACTCACGACTCTGGAACTCAGGTGTAGAATCCGATAAGCAAAAGGCAAGAGATCAAAAACGTCGTCTACATTATGTAACAAATGTTTTGGTTCTACAAGATCCTTCTTCACCACATAATGAAGGTAAAGTATTCATCTATAAGTTTGGTAAAAAGATCTTTGATAAAATCATGGATTCTATGCAACCAGAATTTGCAGATGAAAATCCAGTTAACCCATTTGATTTTTGGGAAGGCTCAGAATTTAAGTTAAAGATCCGTCAGGTCGAAGGATATAGAAACTATGATAAGTCTGAGTTTAGTAGCCCTTCTTCATTATATGAAGGTAATGATGATAAACTAGAATCTGTGTATAAGCAAATTCATGACCTATCGGAATTTACCGATCCTAAGAACTATAAGACTTATGATGAACTTAAGTCTAAGCTTATGAAAGTACTTGGTGAAGAAGCTACAGCTGGTGCCTATACAGTAAGACAGGAATCAATGATTAATGAACCTGTTGCAGCACCAGAACCAAGATCAGCAGAACCTATGACTGCAGAGGAAATGGGTACAGGTGATGAAGATACTATGTCTTATTTTGCTCGATTGGCAAATGAAGACTAGGAATAAGGTAAGCCAACCCCATGTGGACCTTGTCGCAGAGTAAGACTCGGACGAAAGTTGGTATAACATAAAGGAGAAAATTATATTTGGTTTCGACTGGATATAATGGGATTAGGGAGCTTCGGCTCCCTTTTCTTTATGCCCCACTCCAAAGCATATCATTCGAATCAACAGGACCTACAGCATTACCTGGTACGGCATAAGTTGCACCGCCAACAGAAGTAGTACTAGAAGGAGCCACAATTACGTTTCCTGCTCCAGCTGGTCCAGGTGGTACTGATGATCTTAATCCTTCAACACCCTCATACTTTTCTGATCTAGTATTTGTATCTTGTCTAAGTACGAATTTACCTTTATCGTTTTTCGTATATCCAGCATATTCATATATAGAATTTGGAACAGCAGCTGTTACATAACTTTTAGGATTCATGAAATCAAATGAAAGGTTAGGATCTGGTAATGCGTATCGTAGTATACTTTTTGTAAATCTATCTGCCATATCCCCAACACTCATAGTAACTTTGTTAATAGCAGAAGTAGGATTAGAAAATGCTTCCTTAAAGAAGTTCTTTACTGCTTCCCATGCTGGATCAACCAATGCTGTCAGACTAAACGTTTTTAGTTTTTTCGAAGCTTCTTCAAATCCTAATTTCTCTGCAAAGAATGCAGGTATTTTAATGAATAATAAATCTATAGCTTCTGTAAAACCTTTGATAACACCTTTTATACCACCTTCAAATCCTGATTTAATTCTATCTAATAATTTTTTATCATCACCTTCCATAAATCCTTCGTAGAATCCTACAAAAAAATCGATAACAGAAAGAACTATTTGAAAGATTGGCTTTAGGGCAAGTCCAATTATATATTTAAACGGTTTAAAAAGAGGCTCTAAGAAAGAAAAGATCTTACTGAAAAATCCTATAATACCTGTTCCCTCATCTGCAGAACCAAATAATCCTTTAAGAGCTTCAAAATTAATGGTAGGAAAATATTTTGCAATACTTGCAAACTTAGTACCTAGTCCATCAAAGAAGTCTGTAATAGGTTTAAGAGCTTTAGTGAGTCTACCTTCTGATTCAGCAGAACCAAAGATACTTTTAACAGTATTACCTGTAGTAACAACTGGCTTACCATCTACACCAAGACCTAAAACTTGGTACATACTCTTTAAAAAATTATCAGGTATTTTTCTAAATAGATCTTTAGTTTCATCTGGAATAATTAAAAGATTTTTAAAATTAGTTCCAAATGTTCTTAATCCTTTACCAAAATCTTTAACAGATTCTATAAAAGATAAAGCTCTTACATTAAATGCTTTACCAGCAGCAGCTAAAGATTTAGCTATCTGACCTACCCTTAATGCTTTAAAAGCTTCATCAAGACCTGCTAACGATGCAGCTATACCGGCAATGGTTGCTCCTGCAAGACCCAGAGCAGTAGTTCCCAAAAGACCGTCAAACCCTCCGCCAGCACTAGATCTCGGTGGTGGTATTGACGGCAATTTTTTCTTAGCTTCTCTTTGAGTTTCTAGATCCTTTAATTTATTCATGCTCATCATATTAAAGAATCTATCAAACCTTAGACCAATCTTAACAATCTCAAGACGAGTCCCTTCATGACCTAACTGATTTTCTGTATTATTTTCTTTTAATTTTTGAGTTACGTCATCTAAAGTTGCCATTATACTCGCCCTTGCTGTTCCTGTCTTGCCTGCTCTTCTTTTAGATGGTTGATTAGCATATCAAGATATACTTCTCTTTCCCATGGTATCATATGGTCTATCTCAGTCAACGAATAGTGATAATGGTGTATCAACTGAAAATTCGTCCTATAATAATTTACAAGTGTCTCATGAGATAGACCTATGAGAAAAAATTTTGCATTCCTTCAATTTCTGTATGGTTCTTATGGTTACATTTTTTACAATCAAAGGTTACGTCATGCTTTAGTCTAGGCATTTTCTCTACGTATTCTCTTACCTTTGCAAACTGTTTATTATTCATAGATTCTATAAAGGTATCCATCTCTTTAACAGTTTGATCCTTAGCAGAAAATCTTTCTTCTGCAGTACGTATTGCTACAATACTTGATCTAATTAATCCGAATATTTGATCTACGTTAGATTCAGAAGATAAGATATCATTATGAATTACATCATTAAATGTAGGCCAACCCATTTCTAGGGATATCTGATCATCTAATTCAATAACATTTGATATATCTGGTACTTCTATTTCTATAGAGTCGATATTCAAACTAATATCGTTTTCTGATTCACATTCATTACATTTCATAGTAATGTTAGAAGTTTCACCAACACTCTTAGCACGTATTTTTAAGAACATGTATTCGATATCAAATGTAGTCAATTTTGTACTATCAATATCTTCAGTTACACATGTTTTAATAGTATCGATTACTGTATTTAAAATCTGGTTCTGATCCTCAGATTCTAGTGCCATTAACAAAACTTTTTCTTCTTTAACCAAAAATGGTCTAAATTTAACACTTTGTTTTAAAGATGGTATAACTAGATTATAATTCGGAGAATCATTTAATCTTGGTAAAGCCATTATGCAGTTTTCCTTCTCCACACGTCATTCGCATTCACTCGAATAAATTTTTTATTAGTTTCATTTTTATTTGGGTTTTCAACCGTAAGCATTACATTCTTACCAGACTGCCAAGCTTTTACCTTTGCAATCATTTGTGCTGTACTGCCAACCCATTCTCTACGGGCTTGTTTACTCCATTTAGGATCTTGGGATTTACGTTCTCCCTTTGATACCTGATGGGCTCTTTGTTTTTTCTTTGCCATTTAAATCACCTATCCAAAATTTAAGCCACCGCTTACAAAGTTTTGCAAACCAGCTTTTACTGGTTGCCATTTAGTATAGGATAGGTCAACTTGTAGTTGTACCAACCCATCTAACTCATTCGATAATTGTACTGCACCAATTGTTGTTGGGAAAGCATCAATTAACTCAACAGCATATATTGTTCCACCACCAACTTCTAGATTGGCGGTTAATGGACCAATATTAGTACTGAATCCTTTTCTAGCTCTTCTTAGCTGATGTATTTTTACTGTCTTAGCATAATCTTGTTTATATCCTACTTCTCCGGTATCTTGATTTAGTACTAGATCTGACCAAGCATCAAAATACGATTTAACACCATAGTCGTTCATCAAATAAAATGTTAAGCTAACTTCTTGTACTGCATAACCATAAGCTACCTTTTGAAATTCCATTCCAATACGGCGATCTGTTGTAAGTATCTGTTTACCAGGTAGAGTTGCATTTGAGCATAATATATTCATTTCTCTACTAGAAGGATTACCTGTATTTAAAATACCAGGTATATTTGGAATTGATGGTAATAGATTTGCTAAGAAGCCAGTAAGTCCACCAAAGCCCCCAGAACCAACAGGAGGAAGTTCAACTAGAAATTGATTTGCTCTTGCAAATCCTAACTTTGATGTAGCAACAGATTTTAGATCGTCAATTGATGCCATTACATCTTTCCTCTCGAATCTTTATAAACAGTACCCGCACTTGCTTTTCTAAAGTCTTGAGTGGGTAGAAATGTAGCAATTTCCCATTCTGGTTTATCAACTAAAGCAAATCTACTTTTAACATGCTTTGTTAAATATCTATGTATGGTAGGCTTAATAAATTTCATTGGCATAGATCCTTCACCAAGTAAAGCATCTAAGGCCTTTGCACGTAATACTGGCGGAAGATAGTGTAGGTTCAATCCATAGAATCCACCAGGTGCTGGTCCCATCATAATTACTAATGGGAAAGCATCGTAATAAGGTAGAGTATCTTTGTATTTTGGATCATAGAAATACATGTACATATTTCCATATGGTGCAGTCTTCGGTCTTGTTCTTAAAGCTATTTCTTCTTCTTGCATAATAGCTGTACGACTCACGCGACCGAGCGCGGTAGCCTTCTTACGAAACCACTCAATAGATTCCTTAGTGCGAGGTGTAATACCTGCACGGAATGCTTCAATTTCTAGATCTTTAAATAAATTACTCATGCGAGTATTTATATTGATTTATTCATGAAATATTAATCTCTCCACTCTTTAGGTGGTGTATTAACATTCTTAGGCGGTTTAGCCCTAGGCTTGGTATTCTTCTTTTTTCTATATGGTGCTGCCTTTTTCAATGGCTTCTTTATTTTACCAGGCATCGGCTT